GGGTGCAGAGTGCCACGCACAGTCAGGGTCGTTGTGGTGGTCTCATAGGTGCCATCCACAAACTCACCTGAGGTGGTGCGTCGAACCGTCAATGTGCGTGCTCCTACCAGCGCCACAGCCTAGCTCTGCACTTTGGGCGTTGAGCCCTTGCGTCGAATCTCAAACACGATGGAGCGTTGCATGTGCCCAGTGTCCACCAGGGGGTTGTTGACCGGCTTCCCCTTGCGCCCCTTGGCCTTCTGCGTGCTCAGTGCGTTCTCTGGATCCTTCCAGCTGACGATCGTCCGAATCATGTCATTGCGGACCTTGATACCCAGAACGAAGAGAGGCTGAAGGTCAGGGGCTCTCAGCTTGATCTGCCTACCGATGGCCCGCTTGAGAATCTCTGAGTAGCGCTTGGCGTTGACGTCGATGGTGTGGCGCATGAAGGGGCGGGATGGGATGCGTGAGCCGTCATCCTTGGGCACCCCGTATTCGTTGGCAGCGGCATAGGTTGCGGTTGCACCTTCCACTATGCCAACAACGAGTTCGTGATCATTGAGCGTGTCTAGCAGCTCTCGAAAAGCTATCCAGCCGTGATCAATGTCTTGAACTTTCCCCTTCTGCGCCATCACCTAACCCCTAGGCCAACAGGCCATTCAGCCGCTCGTCCTTGAGAGAATCAAGGCTTGCGGCTGCTCTGTGAGTAGCAGCGAGCGTAGCCGTAGCCACGCGGTCGTAAAGGATGCGAGCGATGATGACCCCCAGCTCGCTTGGCAGGTAGTTGGCCTCTGCGGCCAGGGCCATCGCGGCTGCGCACTGAGCTGGCGTAGGCGGAACAGCTGCGCCAGTTGCAGCGACAGCGCCGAAGACGGCACGGCGGACCACCAGGCTGTTGACGATGCAGGCAAAAATGGCAACTTCGACGTCGGTCCCGTCGGCAGCAAGAGCGATGGCCTGGTCGCCGTTGAGGTCAATGCTGGTGAACTCGCCTGCAGTCAGCAGATCAACATCGTCCATGGCCGCAAGGGTCTCCTGAAGCCCTCCGACAGTGACCGACCCAACCGCCATGTCGATGTCATACACGGAGGCTGACAGACCAGCCCCGTCCGTGGTCAGAAGGGTGGTGTCAGCACCATCCACATGGGTTAGCGATCGTGCGATGGCCCGCGCCTTCACACGGTTGCTCCCATCGTCACTGCGGTTGGGCAGGGTGCGCAGAAGGGTCTGAATCTCGACCATGCTCGCGGTACTCATTGTCCTCTCCTAGATGCTGTAGTCAGCCCGGTATGGGAACCAGAACGAATTGACGTCTGATGTAATGTCACGAGTCGAAAGGTTGCCACCGCGGATACGTGACCCTACCGCGTAGCCCTCTGATAGATCTCCGGTCTTGGCACTGGTCAGTCCATAGGGTCGAGCGGTCGGCCCCATGATCTCCCATGCGATCCTGCACCACTCCAGCACTCCCAACTCAACATCATCAGGCAACGGGATGTCAGCACCATCAGCAAGCCCAGCGCCTAGCAGAACCTGAAGAGACTCAGGGGTGCGTGTCTCATCGTCACCATCACCCACCGCACCCATCGTCCAGTCATGGCCCATGTACTGATCAGCCTGCCTGGTGGCAGTGGCCAGCCAGCGCGTCAGCGCCGCAACATCACCAGCATCAGAGGCCCCAAGGTGCGCTTGCACCTCAGAGCCAAACGCTGCCCATGTCAGGGTTGCGCTAACCGTTGCCACCAGCTGCCTCCTCAAGCGCCTCTTGCAGCTTCTGAACAGAGAACCGACGGTCATAGCCATCAACACCAGCAGCATCCAGAGCATCCAGCAGCTTGCCCTTGGCGTCGTTGCCATCGTTCTGGCCGTGGCTGGCCTTGTTGTCGGTGGGCCCGCCTGGTGCAGTCTCAACCGGCTTGTCATCAGGACCCCAATGGCCCTGGCCCTTCTGCTCCTCAGGCTCAATGACCTTGGTCTCATCAGGACCGATTGGTCTCTTGGGCTTGGGCACAGGCCGCTTGTCTGGGTTCACTGGCGCGACCAGCATCCCACCACTCCGGCGAGGCACACCGCTGACCCTGCGTGGAATCGTCGGAGGTGGACCACCGGCCGTATACTCAGCCTGACGAGCCCGCACCTTGCAGGCTGCAAAGTTCTCCTGACAAAGCACCTCCTCACCCGGCATCACTTTGCGGCTCCTTGGCCCCTTGAAGGGCTTGAGCGATCGAATCTCAACCAACCTTGCCATCGTATGCCTCCAGGGCCTCTGAGCCTTCTGCGGGGCAGCTAGGCCCCTTGGTGTGGGTTCTGGAGGGGGCTGGGTGGTGAACAGGAACCAACCAGCCCCCTCAGCTCAAGCCAGGTGTGTCAGCCTGGCGAGCATGCTAGGCGGGCGCACCGTCAAATGTGCCTGCCACGAACGACGTCGGACGCACGACAGAGAACGCCTTGCGCTCCTCAGCACGGAGACCGAGGATGTTCCGTTCCCACCAATTCCGGTTTTGGTCACTGACAGACACGTTGGCCTGCTGACGGTCCCAGATGATGGCGCCCAGGCGGAACGCACCAGCCAGCCAGGTGCCCGATGTGATGGCACTGGACTGGACAGCAGTGGCCCGCCAGATCTGAGAGACGCCAGGCGAGAGCTGGGCCTGCATGAACATGTAATGCCCATCGCTCCCCTTGCTCAGCTCAATGTCCTCCCAGTCGCTGGGGTGGAACACCACGCCATCAACAGGGTAGAACGCCAAGAAGACCTGTGTGAACGACCGACGCACGGCGTCCAGCTTGGTGTCACCCACAGTCCCGCTGGACTGCAAATACGTCTGGATGTCTGGGTTGTTGAGAATCCCCTCAAACTGGTTGGTGGTTCCGTCACCATTGAGGAGCTGGTTCTCAAGACTCAGCTCCAAGAACTCGTGCATGCGGCTGTCAAGCAAGCCCTGGAGCGCCGGAGCATCATCCATCATTTGCTTGGAAAACGGGATGATGGTGGCCAGCGTCTTCACAGTCTCAACAATCAGCTCGTACTCAATGCGACTCAGAGGCTTGATCTGCGCCTCAGGAGTGAACTCGAAAGAGTCAGCCGTGATGCTGATGCCAGCAGCGTGGGTGTTGGCCAGGTTGGTGGTGAGAGTGATGGTGCCAGTCGAGTGGTTGATCGAGTCGATGATCTTCGTCTCGACCGCACCAGTGCCGAACGCGATGCTGATGGTAGCGCCGTCGATGAATCCGCGCGCCTTGCTGCGACCTTCCAGGGTGCCAATGATCAGGTCAGCCTGACCGCTGGCTGCCTGGCTAAACAACTCCGCGTACAACTCGAAGGTGAGATTCTCACGCGGATACTCAACAGAGGACTGGCTGACGTTGATAGAGGGAATCAGGTCCGCGATGCGACGTGGACGCAGCGGGTCTTGGATGACCTGGTCATACCGAAACTCCTGCACCAGCGCACCAGCACTCGCGTCGGTGATGGCCGTTTCTTTCCGGTGCGACGGGCGGACAAATCCACCCTTAACCTCCATCTTCGCACTGTGATACTGGCCATCGGTCTTCATGGCCTTGAACTGGTCAGAGCTGACGAACACTTGCCCAAGGCTGATGTGCCTGGCAGCGGTCGCGAACTTCATGCGCTCGACACCTGCCAAGGCATCAACCATCTGAGTGCTCAGGCCCTTGACGTCGTTCTGAATCTCCAGCCACTTGGCGTTGTGAGCATCCAGCAGCTTGCCGATCTCCTCACTTCCCTTGCCATTCTTCAGAATCGCAGCGTCTTGGTTCTGGATGGTGACCATGAGCTTTGCGCCGAGGACGTCAAAGTCCTTTCGCAAAGTCGACAGAGCTTCCATTGCCTTGGTGATACTCTCAGGCATCTGCGTTTCCTCCAGTCCGGTTGTCAAGCCAGTTTCCTAGCTCATTGTTGCTGTCTAGCTTGACAGCGAATGTGGTGTCATCGGCCTTGGTAGCATCAGGCTTGGCGCCCTTGCTTCCACTGTCGCCATCGTCAAGAGCTGACTGCATCAGCCCCATTGCATTCTTGAGAGTCTCACGATCTTCGTCGCTGAGAGTCTTGAACATCTCATCACCTGCAGACTTGGTGGGTGTGTAGGGACAGCCCTTGGCCGCACCAGCGGTCACCAGCTCATCCTCATCAATACCCAACCCCCTGGCCAAACCACGGACTACACTGGCGGTAGGGCATGGGTTGGAGCCGTTGAGAATCTCATCTAGGGCAGTGGCATCAATACCGGCCTCGTCCATCATGGCGGTCATCAACTCATCCTCATTGCCCTGGGCACTCTCCATCGCAGCTGTGATGAGGTCAGTGACACCCTCCACCTGGTCAGCTGGCTCCTCTGCCTTGGTCCTGCTGCCCAGCTCAGGCCAGCCCATGCGGGGAGGCGTCCACAGCTTCTGGACGTGCTGCACCCTGGCACCTACGGCGGCTGGGAAGGTCACAACGCTGTGTTCCCACAGCTTGACCTTCTTGATGTGGCGGACAGCGTCCATCCACTTGTCGCCATAGGGATCGCCATCCCAGCTCTCTTTGACGATGTCAAACCCAATGCTGATGCCAGTGACGATCTTGGCAGCTGTTAGCTCCAGCACCTCATCGGCCAGCCTGGTGTTGGCCAACTGGCTTCGGAACCACAGACCTTTGCTCTGTTCCTCCATCTCAAGACTGATACCGATGGGCTGCGTGGTGTCATGCTGCCAGAGCATTACAACACCAGCTCCACCACGCTTCAGCGCACCCTTGAATGCACCAGCCTCGATGATCTCGTTGTGGAGATCTTTGACGCCAGTAATCGACGCAAAACCCTCGATGATGCGTGTGTCACCGAAGGCTTTGAGGTGTGCGAAGTCTACAGTTTTGAGGTGCGGCTGACCCATGGTGGACCCTGGTGCGTTGCGTTCTGTCGCCAACGGTCTCAGGATCGCCCAGGTTTTTTAGCTGTCAATTCCAGGCCAGCTAGACCAGCAGTCCAGCTGCAAAGTCAGGAGAGGGCATCAGCGGGCCATCCCATGTCATGTCTACGCCTGGCCCCATCTCGCCAGTTGCGATCAATGCAGTCCCTACCTGCACAAGCCAGCTGGTGTCATCAGTGCGCCGACCATAGAACGAACCATCAGAGATCACTGCGTTATGCTTGCCCTTGAACCATGCGCTCAGAACCTCTTTCAGCTCACCTTCAATGGAGATTTTGCCCTTGCTCGAAACTACCACGCCAAGCTCACGGACAGAGCTGCTGAACCTGATGGTTACTTCCTCCATCCTGCACCTCCCGACATAGCCAGCACAGTAACTGCAAAATGCTCAGGATCTTCCCTGAAGAAACGCACCGCGTCTTTCAGCTTTGTCATGCGCTGAGCACCCATGGCGATCACCTCTGTTGACCTCCACTTCCCCTTGTAGACCCTGCCAACATAGGCAGAGTAGAAGTCACCCAGGGCAACGGTTCCGTCACGATCAATGCCAACCGCTTCACGTATTGTCTTGGTGCCTTTCCCTTTTGTTCTGCGATTGATGAAGGCTTTGGCCAGGTCATGATTCCGCCCATTTCTCATCTCAAGCCAATGCCCAAGCTCATGGTTGACCTCAGGCTGGCTGGGGTGTCCAAGCCTCACGATATCGCCAGCCACCTTCTGCTCAAACGAATTGCCAAACCCCTCAGAACGTATCTTCAGCGGAGTGCTTTTCCCCTCAGGCGGATAGGCTGCAGGATTCACCTGAGCAAAGAAGTTGCCTGTCTTTGCACCGATGAACTCACGCATATTGATCTTGCCAATGGGGTTGCCGTCACGGTCAGTCTGGTCAACCTCTTGGTCAATCTGATGGTCAACAAACGCAGGCGTCTCATTGCCCAACGCTCTCAGCTCACGCAGCACCTTCTTGATGGCCTTGACCTCTGGGTTAATACCGCCCTGATCAGCCCTCATGGAAGCAAGCTGAGCGTTGATGAGTTGCCAGCTCTGATCCTCAGTTAACGCGGAGCTGCCAGTGAGCGGCTGCAGCAGGAGGTCATCAGGCTCAGGCAGCACAGGAATAGGCTCTGGCTTTGCCTCTACTGCAACAGGCTCAGGAGCTGGAACCTCAGCTTCAACCTCCACCTCAACCAGCTCATACAGGATGACACACCGACACTGAGGGTGAGCTGGTGGCACATAGGTGTTGGGCAACGTCTTGGTGGCCCCTGGGTAGGTGTCATCCAGCCCCACCTCTTTCTCATGCAGCGGGCCGCAGAAGGTGCACACCCTCTCATCAAGCTGGGTATACCAGATCTTGACCGTCCGATAGCCCAGCAGCATGCCTGAGTCACGCGCCGCAACCATGCTCTGTTGCATGCCGAAGTTGAAAGCAAACGCCAGCTCAGTGCGTGCAATCACGTTGGCCCGTCTTGCAATCAGCCTGGCTGCCCTGGTGTTCAAGATATCGTTGCGCTTGCCTACCGGTACGTCATCCTCTGACATCTCAGCCTCAAGGGCATACATCTGGTGCACCTGCTGCTCTCGTAGCCCCACGCTCGCCCTGAGCACCCTCGCCAGCTCCGTTGGGCCCAGCTGGTCACCACCTGCCCCGATGTTGCGCCTGATGATGGCATTGAGCGCACGCCTGTCAGTCTCACTGATCTCCGTGACGAAGTCAGCACCACGATGAGCCACCCAGCGGTCAAGGTAGGCATGCAGGCTGAACTCCTGGTCATCGAGCATGGCGGGGCTGACGTTGGGCAGTCCAGCCAGGCCAGGCACCATGAGGTCATCCCCATCCTTTGCCTGAGCTTCCCAGATGGGCGCTATCTTCTCAGCAACCACCTTGTTGTATCTGGCTGTCCATCCAGGCATCCAGCCATCAACGAGCCCCAAACCATCGTCCTTGCGGAGCTGCTCAACCAGCTCATCAAACTTGATGTCCTGTTTGTTCGCGTTCCAAGTGGCAAACAGGATGCGGCGCAGCTTGGGGGCCTTCACCCTCAGCCCCTTCTCAAGCTCCTCTACCACGTCCCTCTCACTCACCAGGGCGCGCGGAAACTCAGCCATGCCCTTAGGTGGCAGTGGATCCTCTGCGCTCTCAGGGCGGTCCAGGGGGCTTACTATGTCACGGCCATAGGGATCCTTGCTGGGGGCCTTCACGTGCCTTGGCCATGGGTCAAGATAGTCTGGCCTGCTGGGCCTATACACCTGCTGTTGCCACCACTGCATCAGCTACCGCTCCACCTCATGCCGCTCAACGGCACCCTGCTCACCCTGGCCACCGTAGTCCACCACTGGTGAACCCCTGAACCACAGCTGGCGCCACCAGGGGAGCATTGGCCCCCCACGCCAATGATATATGCAGTCGCCAACGACCCAAGCAAAATGCGGCCATGGCCGACCCCAGTGCGTCATGCACACACGGCCACGGAACCCGCTCTGAGCCCATGCGTGAAGAGCGTAGACAAGGCAATTGCTCGATGTGTTGGTCTCTATGGCCACGACTACGCTGCCCCACTGAAAATACATCAGCTACCGCCCCAGCCACTTATGAAACTGAGCCACCCTGCCTGCCTTGGTGCCCTCGTCATCAAGCCCCTGGCCCAGCATATCCTCAAACCCCATGGGGCCCTGTCCGTCAACCACAGGCTGCAGGTTGGCTGGGATATAGCCGATGTCACCACCAGGCACCTGCATGCCAAGGCTGAGCCTGTCGCTGGCCTGATTGAACGGAACCCCCATAGCCCACAACTCCTTGCTGATGCCAACACGCCGGCTGAAGTCCTCAAGCAGTGCGGGCACCCCAGACAGCACAGGCATGAGTCTGACGTTGGTGCCCCATTCAGAAGCGAGTTGGTTGGTGAGCGTTGTGGAGATCAGCTCCAGCAGTGGCAGCAGCGTATCTTCCCACCAGATCTGCCTAGCTACTCCCATGTTGGAGTAGGTGGCCCGCTCCAAGATCCCAGCCACAGGAGGCGGCACACCGAGGATGGCGCAGATCTCCTCACGTGACATTCTGCGCCCTTCCATGAAGTCAAGGTCTTTTGCTGACTGACTCAGCTCCGTCCACTTGACGTCACCACCGAGCAGGAGCGGGGACCTGGCGTTGAGTGCCCCCTGATAGCGCTTCTTCAGGATCTCTTGCTGCTCTGTGAACTGCTCAGAAGTCAGGGCAGCCCCGCCAGTGATCGTGAACATTCCTGGTGGGATCAGCATGTTGGCAAGCGTGGACTTCTGCCAACTGGCCGCCTCACGGTCTACGTCTATGGCCTTGCTGGCCGCCTTCAGTGGGCTCAGTCCCCAATAGTGATTCCCAGGGTCAGGGAGCTGGATGTGGGCAACGTCCTTGCGACCAATGAAGTACCGCGTTCCATCCTGTGACTGCACCTCATAGCCCAAAGCGCCGATGTCCTTGGATGGGATGGGAGCTATGCGGTTGGGCCTGACCGTGAAGATGTTGACCGGAAACTCACCACCCTTCAGCCGGACCTTGCAGACCAGTGAGTTACCAGCAAGCAGCAGCTCCATCACAATCAGAGACATCAGGCGCTGTCTCGACCAATACGGATTAGGTCTGTCAATGAGCATCTGAAGAGGATGGCCAGGGACTGACACCCACCGACCATCAGCCTGCTGTACCTGCACCTCCCATGGCAGCGAGGCCAAGGCGTTGGTGTTCCGCATGATGCAGACATAGACCCACGTGCTGGCTTTGAGCCCCTTCTCAATCGCGGTCTCGACATCCCACTGCGACCACATTGGCCTACCTGACCAGCGAACAGGCAGGGTCTGCGACAGGGCAAACTTCAGCTCACCCGGCCCCACCATACCTGCATCAAACTCACCAGCGGCCAGCTCGGCCATTCTGCGTGGCCCCATCTGCACTAGTGGCCTGACTTCCTTTTGCACGTCGCGTCGTAGCAGTCTGTCTATCCAGCCCATGGGATGTCTCCTGAGGTGATGGCTACGGCAAGGCTAGCCCCGTCGATGGCGACGGTCAAAGCCCAGGGGCGTTGCTATCAATCACCACCGTCTCAGTGCCAGGCAGCTCAGGCCCTTGCCTCCCATTGACACGCTGAGCGCCCCTGTCTGCCTTCAGGCGCTGCAGCTCCAGCCGCGCACGCCTCAACTCACGTCGGAGCTGGGCAGCCTCAGTGCCCCTGCTGACGGCCAAGGCTGACATTGCATGAAACGTATCCCACCGCTCATCTGCGCTGTAGACCTCGAACTTGGCACGCTGGCCGCTCCAGCTGGCTGGTGCTGTCTCGTCATCACCAGCCCCCTGAGGCCACAGCTTGCCCCTGTTGTAGGGCAGACGCACCAGGAGCGCCCTGATACGTCCACGGCGCTCACCTCCTTGCTCGATTGCCTCCTGCTCAGTGTCTACCAGCCTGCCCACCTGGGCCCAGCCATCTCTTCGCCTGTCTGTCTCCACCAGCGTCATCCATGCCACTGCCATTGTTCATTCCCTCCCTGCAGACCGAACCACCACCGTCATTTTGGTATGATAGACGTACAGCCTTGAGCCGTCAGTCATGGTGTAAATGACACCATTGCTAAAGCCTGGCTCCTTTTTGCCCTGGTGTCGCTCTACATATGCAGCAGCCGCAGCCACGCCAAGTGCCAGCTCAATGTCAGGATGTATCACCAGCCGTCGGTCAAACTTTGCCATCAGCCACCCCCCTTGAACGCATTACTCAGAGGAGCAAGGCGCTGAGTTTGAATCACAGAGATCTCAGCCCTCAGCCTGTCCACCTCTCGCCTGGCTGCACTCAGCATCATCAAGGCCACCTCCCGATCAGCAATGGCCTGGGCAAACTCCAGTGCCTCAATGTTGATGCCCTCAGAGGCAATGACTGCAGCAGCCTCACGGTGCACACGCTCAGCTAGCCTGGTGGCCTCACTGTCGTAGCAGCGACCACAGAGCCTGCGTCTGACCACGCCGTTGCAGTTGAGGCACCTGTTGCTCTCTGGCCAAAAATCACCCATTACTCACCTCCCTGCTCATCCAAGTAGAATCTGACACGCTTGCCCACTCGCTCGCACCTCAGCCCGTCAATCACCCCCTCCCTGGTCAGCCTAGCTATGCAAGCACGGCCAGAGGCATCAGAAGCGTAGTGGTGATCTACTGAGTCAATGAGGTCCTTGAGCTGGATGCCAGGCTGAGCCTTGACCGCATCCACCAGGCGCTGACACGTCCGCCTAAACGGTGTCCATCGTCGACCATCAGCAGACCCAGCAGCTGCATAGTGCTTGTGCTCAGGCTCAAGACCATCCCGCATCTCCTTGGCATGGGATGCCCTACGGTTCAGCGACGGCTTGACCTTTTCAGACGCGTCAAAGCCTCCAACCTCAATGAGCCCAACCCCGTCCCTTCTCAGGCACCGCTTGGCGTAATACCTGGAGTAATGCCGCCCTCCTCTACCCCTGACAGTAGGCACAGCCACAGACACATAGTGAGCCCATCCATGCCAAAGGTGCGACTGAGCAAGCACAGAGAGCCCCAGACTCATCTTGCACTCAACGATCCACACCAACTGTCCACACGTTGCCACGATGTCTGCAGCCCTCTCAGTGCCCCTGGGCTGCACCTCTTGGTAGACATCCCAGCCGTTCTCTTCAAGCCAGACCACCACCTTCTTTGCTAGATCTGCTTCTGTCATTCCTGTTCTACCCACGATGCTGCCTCCTGTTTCGTTGATATCTTGACACTCTCAACCCACCCCTCACCTGTGACCTCAGTGGCCTCACCTCATCAACCACAGCCTCAGGAGCTGGGTCACCTCTGCGCTTCTCAGGCTCAAGCGATGGCCAGACTGGAAGCGTCGCCGTGTCTGATGTGAAGGTGACCACGCCGGTGTCCCGCTGGACCCTCCCACAGCAGCAGTGACAAGAGCACCCACAGCACTGACCACCACAACAGCAGCGGTGATGATAGTTTGCCTGTATCACGCTCCTCCCTAAATCAGCTATAGACTTTGCAAAACGACGGACCTGCTCTGGTGTCTCTGGCCACATCATGGGCTGGAAGCCTTAGACGATGACCAGCAGTCATCACACACGGCAGGTTGGTCATCAGCACACCCGAAGCACCAGCCCACAAGCCGCAAGCACTTTGGGCAAATGAATTCACCACCACAACTCGCTGGCTCACCTAGTCTGCCTGTAAGGCTACAGCTTGGATGGAGTGACCCACGAGTAGCAGGGTCAAAAGCACCATCAAACGGTGCACCCTCGAAAGGTCTTGAAAGTTCACTTGCCATGTCTAAGCTCCTGTTACAAAACACCAATGTGAAAGCGCGGCTGATTGTTCATCCTCTGCAGCGCCTGGCTGGTCGTATCCACCTGGTCATCGTGGGTGGCACTTGGGAACAGCCCACATTCCTTGATGTATCCAGGCACCCATGGCGCATGGTGAGGCAGCCACACGTTGCCTGCCTCAATCGTTCCCTGCACTGACAACGCCCTTGCCAGCTTGCTACCTGCAGGCTCCACAGCTATCAGCCCAGGCACTGACCGCCTCAGCACGTCCATCAGGGCAGGGCCATTGGCCTTGTCCTCGATGAGCACCAGCCCCATGGTCTGTGGATAGGCCATCCCCAACGCCTTCATCGCCTCCAATGTCGTCGTGAATCCCCAGTGCCCACGGACCTGGTGCACCAGATACCTGCCCGCATCCTTGGCGCACCACACCTGACCCACAACCCAGCTGTCACCGGACTCCTTGAACCCCATATCCCATGACTGCAGCCACAGCCATGGGTTGTCCGGTAGCTCTCTCCAGTACCGAAAACACCGAGTGTCCCAGATGTTGCCACCACTGGCCTCAGGGTCTTGCTGGTACATCCCAGCAAACATGGTGCGACCAAGCGTCTCTTTCTTCAGCGCCAGCTCAGCAGCTGAAAACATGGCAGGACAGAGGATCTCACCCTCTGCCCTGCCTATCGGATCGTCACGCTCAGCGATGGCAGGGATCCTGATATCCTGCCAGCCCTCTGCGCCCTTCTCGTCCTGCAACCACCCTATCAGGTCACCCTGCTGCCAGCGCGTCTGTATGACGACCACAGACGCCCCACCGCGCTGACGGGTGTAGAAGGTCGACACAAACCAGTTGCGCAGAGTCTCCAGCTTGGTGGGTGAGTGAGCCTCATCCCAGTTTTTGTGCGGGTCATCCATGATGAGCAGGTCAGCGCCACGACTGGTGATCTGACCACCCACACCAGCAGTGACCATGCCACCGCCTGTCTTCAACTCCCAGTCATTGGCCGCCGTCTTCTTTGGGTTCAGCAGTCCCCTGGCATCGAAGTAGTCACGGACTTGGGCACCCCATCTAGCAGCGACATTGGCCGCATAGCTGCAGAGGATGACCTTCTTGGTGGGGTTCCACTTCAGGAACCAAGTCACCAGCCACCTGCTCAGCAGCTCCGACTTGCCGTGTTGAGGTGGCATGCTGACCAGAGAGCGACCACCACCACGCACGATGCCAGGCTGCACCCTGTCCACGATGTGACCGATGTACGGCCACACCTTGAACTCGAACTCACCACCCTTGCTCTCATGGGCAGCAAAGGAGTCAATGCGATACTCCCAGTCCTCAGGCATGGCGGTGGTGATGGTCTGCGCGCTCATGTCCACCTGTCCAGCATCCAGTCCATCGCGACCATCACCCCACCCATGGCGAGCCCATAGGCCAGGGCAGCGGCCACCAGGGCGATGTCAGTCCAGGCGATCACTCAGCAACCCACTTGGCGTTGGGCTCACGCAGGAAGGTCTTGAGGTAGCTCCGCACAGCCTCCAGCTTGTTCTTGATGGGCTTGAGGCAGCCATACACCGAATAGCCAACCTGCTCAGCAGGGCCAAGGGTAGCCCTGTAGTGCTCACGCTCCTCAGGCTCAGCAGGGATGAACTCGATCAGCAGATGCGCACTTTCACCCTCGACCATCAGAAAGAGCTTCTCCCTTGACTTCAACCATTGATTACCTGGCCCCCAGTCCCAGGTGAGGCCAGGGAACACCACAGCAGCCTCAGCCTCGATGGCCTTCCTGGCCATGCCCTCAAGCGTCACGTCAATCATCGTGCTCATGTCTACCTCCTCAGTGGACCTTGTTACTCTCATCCTCTGCGTCTGTCTCACCCTCTGGCTCAACAATGAAAACCATCAGCTCCTGCTGCTCAATCAACGTCACCACCAAGCCATTGAGCATCTGCAGCGCCTCAGCTTTCCTGTGCTTGCTCAGGTAGGGGTCACAGCCCTGAGTCAGAAGCGTTCTGAAGGTGGCCACCAAGTCAACATATCGATTCAGTGCACCACCCATCACAGCTGCCTTGAGGGCTGCCCCCTTGCTGCCTAGCAACCTCACCTCAACCGGCTTGCTCATGTCTCTATCGTCGCTCACCAGTCACCTTCCTCGTCCTGGCACTCAGGACACACATTGCCACGGCCATCAAGGAAACACTCAACACACCCAGGGCTCTCACACTCTGGGCACTGCAACGCCATCAGCTCACCCTCCTCAGTCTCAGCTGGCTTGGCGTCGCAGTTAGGGCACGTGCTGCCTGTCTCAGTTGGCTTCCAGATAGCCCAGCCATGCTCATTCGGCTCACATGAACTCTCATAGCCATGCGGTGGATGTCCGTTTGGTTTGTATTCGCTCATGTCGCTTGCTCCTCATTGCTGTCCCACCGCACCAGAGCCACCGCGAATGCCTCACGGTAGACAATCACAGTGGGGAGTTGACAATCAAACTGAAACACCCTGGTGCCCCATAGCAACACTTCAGGCAGCTCATGAAAGGGTGGGATGCTGCCATTGCAGACAAAGCATCCGCCCTTGGTCTCAAGTCTCACATCAACCTCAATTCTCACCTTCACCTTGATCTCCGCCTCAGCCATCACTCACCTCCTTTGCAGCTATCACAAAGCCACGCGTCGCTGTTGGTTATGTGCCCTGTCCTCTTTCCAAAGCACGAGACACACTCTCCCTGAGTAGTTCTGTCCCGCATCACCCCACACCCTGCACAGCTACAGCAGGGGCCTGGCCCCTTGCTCGTCACATGCACTTGGCCCTGAACGACACCAAGCCGCTCCTTGATGATGGCAGCCACCTCCCTGTCACTGCAGACCGGACACAGCCACAGCCAGCCATCCTCTAGGTGCTCTGACCTCCTCACACTGCACCTGAAGCACGCACAGCACGCACCCTTGATGGCCCTGTTCTTTCTGATGGCCTCCCTGACCTCGATCTCAGGCTGCTGCTCAGCCCACATCAGCCGCACCTTGAGCACGTCAGTGACCATCTGCACCAGGCCAGTGAACATCTCCCTGCCATGCCCATCTACCATCCCCAGAGCACACACACGCTCACCCAGCCTCTGGCACAGCTCCACAGCCTCACCCATGTCAGGCTCAGCAATGGCCATCCTGGCGTGCTCAAACAGCCCTGCCCTTGTCTGCTTAGCCCTCTCAAGAGAATCAATAAACTCCTGCTCTTCAGTCACCACTCACCTCCTTACCCGAACTGTCTGTTCGGACTTCCGGGAAGCTGGCCCCGGCAAATTGGGCTATTCTTGAACTCGTGGTTCGGGTTTGCCCTTTCCCTTGTGCTTGGCGATGGCTGCCCACCATGCCAGCTCCAGCGTCGGACCCTCGCAGACCACGATCGATGGCGCACCAGGCAGCACAATCATCCACGTCTCGGCACTGCTGTCGGGGGTTGGCGTCGGGGCCGAGATCTGTATCGTGCTTGCACTCTCACCGAACGCCAACATCAACACCCCGATCTCCTGCTCAAGCGACTGGTCCTTACACTCCAGCTCGAGGATCTGGCACTCAGGGCAGGTGTGCGAGTCGCCGGCCAGTTGGTCGCGCCTAACCAACCATCCGGCCGGAAGCGCCAGTGGGTATGCGACCCCGTTGCCATATTCACCCGATCCAGATCTGAAGAGCTGCTCCACGTTGCAGGTGTCGCAGACCAAATGCCAATCAACCAGAATCCCGTTACTCACCACTCACCTCCTGCTCCTTGCACCATGAGCAAGGCTCAGCCTTTGTTCCGCCTCGATGCTGACACACCATGTCACGAGGCCAACCACAGCCCCTGCAACGCTCCCGATCGTCCTTGCTCCAGCTATGCCCAGCCGATGCGCATGACCGCACGGCCGACACCTGGTCACTGTTGAACCACTCACTCACCGCTCACCTCCTTGCCGTCTGTCAATGCACTCGATCCACGCAACCGCTACAGCTGCCACCTGCAACAGCTCAGCACGCAGCTTCACTGGGTCAATCTCCGCGAACGCCTCTTGCACTTCCTCATCGAGAATGTGTCGCCATCTGACACGCCCTGCCTTTGCGAATCTGTCGGTCGCACGCTTCGCAGCCTCTGCAGAAGCCTTGAACGCGGACGTTGTGCCGTCGAAGTGGTCCCGCTCACCCCAATGAGCATCTTGCCTCAGCCTCTCATCAAGCACCTCAAGCAACACACCTTTCGCATTCCCAAGAACCATCACTCACCTCCACCGTCGTTGCTGTTCCATTCCCTGCGCCTGCTTGATCTCCTCACCCAGCTCCCACAGCAGCAGATCTAAGGCTGCCCAGGAGCTACCCACCGCCAAGGCCCCAAGGGGTGACAGCTCACGCACAGCACCCATGTGGGACACCGTGCACCGCAGGCAGACGTAGACCGCCAACCTGCCCCTGATGGCCTGTGCTCTCACCTTGCCCTCCTGATCAGCACACAGTCACACTCATACTTGCCCTTGCATGGCCCCTGGTGGACACAGAAGCACTTGAGCCATCGACGCTCAGCCATCCCGCAGAACTCAGCCACGTCAGCCCACGTCCACTCAGTGCCGACCACAACGTACTCACCCACATAGCCACCTGCCTCACAGGTCACTATCCGCTTTACCGCACGCCCTGGCCCCCATGACTCCTGCACCACGTAGAACGTTGCCCCCTCAAGCATCATGACTGCACCCCATCTGGCCCAGCATCCAGCTCATCAGTGTGCAGCTTCAATTGACTGATGACATCAGCGATCCTATGTTGCCCCGCATCCCTCAGCTCAGCACACACCAGGTCATAGGCATCCCTCCTGCGCTTCTGCCTGTCCTGCTCAGCCTTCCACTCGGCATGACCTGCCTCAGCCTCCTCATCTGTCTCAACCTGGCTGAGGTCAGGCTTCCA